TAACCCTAGGTGTTGGTGCTGCCGCTATTGCTGCCGGGCTTGTAGTTGCAGCGGGCGCGTTCCTAGCGTTTAAGGCTGCCACTAAAACAAGCGTGGAAACCATTAAACCGTTTGGGCCTCAACTAAGCGAAATAAATAACGGCCTAGGTACCTTGCCACCAAAACTTGAGGGCGCGGGTAACGCTGCCAAGGGCATGGCCGACAAGATTAAAGAGGCAAGCGAAGCGCTAAAGAAATACTTAAGCGCCGCGCTCGAGGATGCACAAACACAGTTACAGGATGCACAAGTAGCGTTTGATGATTTCGCTACCAACGTAAGCGACAGCATTAAAGATGCGTTTAGTTTTGCTGATGCTAAAGACGCTGGCGATGAAACAGGCGCAGGATTTTTACAAGGCTTGCGCGATCAAGTAGCCGGAATAGTTAAGTACGGCAACGATGTTAAGACCTTGCTTGAAATGGGTTTAAGCCAACAATCATTACAGGCCGTGCTAGATGCAGGCGGTGAAAGCGGCGCAGCTATTGCAGCCGAGTTAATCGCTGGCGGTGTTGGTGCTATTAACGAAACCAACGAATTGGTAAAGGCTGCCGATAACGCAGCTGCAACCATTGGCCAACAGGCCGCCCAAGCATGGTTCGGGGCTGGTGTAGATAACGCCAAATCTTATTTGCAGGGTGTCGAAGCGGCATTTGATGAAGCCCAAAAACGGTTAAAGGCTAAGGGTCTAAAACTGGCTGACATTAAAGGCATTAGCGCGGGGTTCAGCGAAGCAATCACACGCCCACAGGTGCAATCAGTTATCCCAATGGGAAGCCCTACAGAGGGTTGGGGTATTGGTGCTAACGGCAACATAACTATTAACTTGTCGAGCCTTGTGCCTACCGCGCAAACTGGCGAGGTAATCATTAACTCGATACGCGCATACAACAGGGCGGCAGGCCCCGCCAATATCGCGGTGGCATAATGGCTACCTCGGTAGTTGCCAGCGGAGACTATGAACTATTTATAGATACCGGGTTTATGCTTGACGCGTTTACCCTTGACAACAGCATTAGAGGCGTCTTAGATAACACGCAATACGTGCTAGATGGTGTAAGCGAGTTTGCGCCAATGATGGAATACAGCAAAGGCATTAGCGTTAATCGTGGGCGTAGGGAAATAGGCGATCAGTTCAGCGCTGGCACCATGACTTTTACCCTCGATGACACGCTGGCTGGCGGCATCCTAAACCCGCTGTATACGTCTAGCCCGTTCGTAGACCCTGCAGGGCAGTTTACTCTAGCCCCATTGCGTCGAGTGTCGTTTGGCCGTTACAACACCGCTAACGCCTTTGTGCCGTTATTTGTTGGTCAGATCGTGAATTATGACTACTCGTATGAATTGGGCGGAAACAATACCGTTACCGTTTATTGCGCGGATGATTTCTATTTACTAGCCCAAACCGTAATGAACGAATTTAACGTGACCGAGCAACTAAGTAGCGCCCGGCTTACAGCGGTATTGGATTTACCCGAGGTTGCTTACCCAGCGTTAAGCCGTGACATTTCTACAGGCACCCAAACCCTTGGCGGTTCGGCTGCATACACAATCCCTAACGGCACAAACGTAAAGGCTTACATAGACCAAATACAAGCTGCCGAACAGGGCCGTATTTTTATGTCGCGTTCAGGGGTGCTTAATAGTGACCCTCGAGTAGGCAATACTCTTAGCGGTAGCGTTGCCGATTTCCACGATGACGGCACCAATACCCCGTACAACAATTTGGCCATAACCTATAACGCCGATCAGATCGTGAACCGCGCCAGCGTTCAACACCTAGGCGCTACAAGCCCCGAGGTAGCCGACGATCTAGCCAGCCAAGCAAAATATTTAATCCAAACGGTAAGCATCGGTGACAGCCTGCTACATAACGACGCGGCAGCTGCAACGCTCGCCAGTTACCTGCTAGTCGGGGAACCCGACGCCACGTTTACCGGGGTACAAACCGATTACCTCATGCTCACCACAGCACAGCGCGAAAACCTAGCCCTAGTAGATATTGGCGACACGATCACCATAACCAACACCATTGCCGGCGGTGAGGTAGCACAGGAACTAAGCGTAGAGGGCATCGAGCATCGCCTAGATTTTGTGACCGGGCATCGCGTCACCTACTACACGGCGCCTACGGTAATTGTTTACGAGTTTGTACTTGATGACCCAATTTTCGGAAAATTAGACATACAAGACCCGCAACCCGTTTTAGGATAAAGTACATATATGGGCGCCAACGCAACAACATTTGTACCGAGTTACACAAGTGGCGAGGTTTTGACCGCTGCCAATTTGAGCGTGACAAACTCGGGTATACCAGTATTTGCTACCACGGTTACACGTGATGCCGCGTTTGGTGGCACAGGTGAAAAGACTCTAGCCGAGGGCCAATTTGCTTACATCGAAGCAACTAATTTGACCCAGTATTACGATGGCGCGGCATGGCAAAACGTGGGCGTTGCCGGGCTTACATACATTACGCAGGCAACACCGAGCGCGGTAAATAGCGTTTCCATAGATAATTGTTTTACTAGTACATACCAAAATTATTTAGTAACAATTTCTAACACGGCATTAGTTGGAACAAATGCTGGTATGCATTTGAGATTACGAGCAAGTTCAACCGACAGCACAACAAATTACAGTTCAAATCGTATTTTTGGATTTTCAACAACAGTTGGCTCAAGTGCAAATCCTGACGGTACTGATGAGTTTTCTGTTGGATTTTGTGACAGCGCATACGCAACCTCTTATTATTCAGTAGTGAACATTGGTTCGCCGAATAATGCCGTAGCCACGAAATATAATTGTTTATCGGGCGCAATAGAAAACTCTGGAGTATTCAACCAATATTATTTTGCTGGCGCACACACAACCGCTAGCGCATACGACGGATTTACAATTCGCACGGCTGGAACAAGTTTTACTGGCACTATTCGCGTTTACGGATATCAAAATAGTTAGGTGATTTATGGCTGACAAATTAGAACTAGACGCACAAACAGGTATCGCCATTGAGCGTGATTACACCGAAGCCGAAGCCGAACAACGCACTAAAGACGCTGCAAAGTTTGCTGCACTAGCCAAAGCCGAGCAAGAACGCGCCAAAGCCAAAGCCGAAGTAATCGCAAAACTAGGTTTAACCGCCGACGAAGTAGTCGCACTACTTAGTTAATGAGATGGCGTTACATGATCGGGTACGTGCTATTTATTGCCGTAGTTTTGTGGGGTTGTAGTGGTTGCACAGTTTCTAAAACGAATATCGAGTACCAATGCTTTACAAAGGCCGCTTGTGATTAAGACACCGGAACAACAGCACGCAGGTTTAATAGTTTTTGTCGGCCGTTTAATGGCTATCTGTTTTTCGTTTACCGTCATGGCATTTATCTACGGCATTTTATTTGTAGACCAGCCTACGGAACAGGCACCCACAGACGCGCAACTAATTGACCTGTTAAGCACGTTGCTAGTTTTTCTTACTGGCACACTTAGCGGGCTGGTTGCGTCTAACGGCCTAAAGAGTAAGCCGGGCGCGAGTGCATCCACCGATTAAGAAACTGGTTTTACCTGCCAATTTGGCACACGTTAAGCCGGGTGAATTACCAGCCAGCCTGTTGGTAGACCTAAAGCCGTTTGGCAAATTGCACCCTTTGGCTGCCAACGCATACAACGCGGTTAGAGCTGCAGCGTTCGCCGCTGGCATAAAACAATTTAAGCCCATTAGCGCGGGTGATACTTACCGCAGCATTGCGTTACAGCGTCAAGGGTTTTTAGCGCGTTACCAACTGGCACCAATAGAGGGCGTTAAACCTCGAGTGTACGAAAACAAGAATTATTACCTAAAACCCGGCAACGCACCTATGGCTGTACCCGGCACGTCACGCCATAACCTTGGGTTGGCCGTAGATTTTGCCAACATGTCAGGCGAAACATTTACCTTTATGTGCGACATCGGGCCTAGTTTTGGGTGGTCATTAGAGGTAATGCCAGCCGAGCCATGGCATTGGTTTTACTGGCCCGGTGACAAAGTACCGCCAGCGGTAACCCAATACCTACAAGGATTAGCGCCAGCATCCCCCACCGCGTAACACGCGCCTACTACCGTTTTGCTACCGACGAAAAGAGGTTTACCGCGCATGACTGAACTACAAACCTTTACCTATGAAGCATTTGTAGGCAAACTAGAAAACGGGCGCGAAGTATTAGTACAGATTTTTAGGAACCCGGACACACTCGAAGTATTAGCCAGCCAACTTGCGTTTAAAACCATTGCCGGCGGTACATGGCAAACGCCCTACCAGTTAGAGAAACTATGACCCTTGCACTTAAAGCCGCGTTTACCGCGATATTTACTCTTACAGCTGCCGGCATTGCATATCTATTGCCTATGCCTACAAACCCCGCACTAGACCGCCCCGTAAGCCCTACAACTGTTTACGTGGCAACCCCACCAACTACCACAATGCCCGCATACGTGAACACATGCACGCAGGTAGCCGTATTAGCCCTAGCCGAGGGTTTACCTCAAGATCAGTTAGAGACAGCGCTAAAAGTCGCTAACCGTGAAAGCCGATGCACAAGCGATGCGTTTAACGCATACGACACCAACGGCGGTAGTTATTCCATTTACCAAATTAACGGGTATTGGTGCCGCCCTAACAAGTATTGGCCTACTGGCTGGTTGCAAGCCAAAGGCATACTCGAGACGTGCGACGATCTTTACGACCCAACAATTAACACACGTGCCATGGTTGCTATTTGGCGTAACAGCGGTTGGTTACCATGGAATACAGCGAAGTAAAACAGTACATAGACCCCGATAACTCGCTTAGCGAGGAAAGCAGACGCATGTTAGACCCGACAGCAAACGCAATGGCAAAACACCAAATGGCCGTATTTGACCTAATAGACGAAATATGCAGGCCCGCACATATTCCCTACAAGCCCAAGCACGCTGACCTAATAGCGCGCTTAAAACTGTTGGCAACTGACTTAGACCTAAGCGGTGACGAGGCAGGCTGGCAGGCTATTAGCGAGGCTGTAGAGGCGTTAGGCGGCTGAAATGACGCTAATTACGCTTACACCTAAACAGGTATTAAATGCGCGTGACGTGGCCTACAAAAAGGCTATGGAGTGTGAAGCGGGAAAAATGAAAAACCGCTACAACGTGCCAGTAGCCAGTACAAGTTATGACCGACACCTAAAAGGCTGTTACGGCGAACAGGCCGTAGCTGCATACCTCGGCGTCGAGTGGGGCTTTACCGCCTACGACCCCAAGGCTAACGACGTGGCAGGTTACGAGGTGCGCGCCACATACCATGCCAACGGGCGTTTGCTTACACATGCCGAGGATAAAAACGGGCTATACATTTTGGCGATCATTGACCGCGACACCTACACCGTAAACCTTGCCGGCTGGTCAAACCTTAAGCGCTGCAATACCGTGGGCCGTTGGGCTACTGATTTACCGTTAGCGTGCTACGCCATGCCACAAGCCGAGTTATGGCCTATGGAAATGTTGCCCGCAACCGCGCTATACGCATCTGCTATAAATAACTAATTCACCCGACTAACAGAAAGCCCCCGACCATGAAACCATGCCGCAAGTGTGGCGTAATTACATACGCCTACAAAGTAAGTAAAACGCAAAATCACTATTTGTATTTTCACCCCGGCACATGCAAAAAGGACTGGCGCTAATGGCCTTTAACATTGACAACTACGTAGACGTACCAACACGCCTAGCCGAAGCATTAAAGCGTTACCCTGATCTACGCATACAAGAAACCGCCGCCGAGGTAGTTACCATGCCGGATGGCTCGACGTTCTACCGTTGCACGATTACCGTTTGGCGCGACGCCAGCGACCTAATTCCAAGCATTGCTACAGCTGCCGAGCCTTACCCGGGCAAAACCCCATACACCAAAAACAGCGAATTTATGGTGGGCATGACTAGCGCGTTAGGCCGTGCATTGGGTTACATGGGGTTTGGTATTAACAAAAGCATTGCCAGTCGTAACGAGATTGAAGCGCGGCAAGACCCTAAAAAGCCCGATGCACAAATAGCACCTATAAGGCGTGAAACGTCTAGCGCGCATCCTAAACAAGCCAGCCAAAAACAGGTTTACTTTATTAAATCGTTGGCTAAGGGCGCGGGGTTTGATGAAGCCGCGCTGCACGATTACATTGCAGCCACGTTGGATAGCGACGCGGTAACACTCGAGACGCTTAACCCCGAGCAGGCCACGCAGGTTATTGACGCGTTAAAGCATTTGCCAAGTAGCAAGGCCGATTAATGAACTGTATTAAATGGTTTTTGTATTTTAATTTCTTACTTATTGGCGTTGGCGTAATTCTTACTTTGTGTATTGCGTTGTTTGATGACCCACGCAAAGTTAATGGCCGTAAACGAGGGGGTAGCAAATGACTATTGGACAGCAATTAGAACTACTTACGCGCATGGTGCGCCTTATTGAGGAAATGCAAAACATGCAAGTTGATTACCTAGGCAAAGACAAAGTAGTGCAGCATTTGCGTTGGGCTACCGAGCATGTTTCTAATGACATTTGGGCGCGCACAATTCACAAAGATTACAAATATGAGGTAGCCAATGGGGATGCTTGAAGCGCAATTTAAGAACAGCGTTATAGAGATCGCTACCCGGTACGGCTGGATGGTTCACCATGACCTACCAGCGATGAACAGGCGCGGTAAATGGGCTACACACATACAAGGCGATAGCGGTTTTCCCGATTTGGTGTTACTCAATAGCAAGGGTGTGCTAGTTTTCGCAGAACTTAAAACCGATGTGGGCGTAGTACGCAAAACACAAGAGAAATGGCTCGAGCGTTTAGATAAAGCGGGCGTAATTGTGCAAGTGTGGCGCCCTAATCAGCTGCCAGTAATCATACGTTTTCTAGCCAGCGCGTAAGCGCGTAGGACTAGCCAAGCCCTAAGCCCGTTGCACGGTAGTTGGGAACATACGGCAACGTAGGTAGTACGCCATGCCCGTAATCATGCGCGACGAAATGACCGAGGCCGCTGGCGTGGCAGGCTGTAAACATAATCAGCCAAGTGTTAGTTAGTGGGTTCGGGTTAGGGCAACCCCGAGGGTGGGGCTTTAGCGCATTAGGCTTTACATGGTGTAAGCATTGACATACACATAACAAACACGTACATAAAGGATTAGCCCGGCATGATGACTAACCAAACAACACCAACAGCAAGGCGCTTGCGCCGCGCTAGCACAAGCCGTAGGCGCGTGAGCAATGCCAAGTAAACAACAAGGGCCAAGGCCTCGAGGTCAAGCCGACTACAAGAAAAACAAACGCATACTGCTAGCAGAAAACCCATTTTGCCATTGGTGCGGTATGCCAGCAAGCGAAGCCGATCACCTCATAGAGGTAGACCGCGGCGGTGATAACTCATTAGAAAACATGGTAAGCGCCTGCAGAAAATGCAACGCAGTACGTGGCAACAAGTACCGCGCAGCTCGAGACGCCGGCAAATTAAGCGACGCAAACCCAACGCCAGTAAGGAAAACAAACGGCGAACACTCACAGCGTTTTTTTGGGGAAACAACAGAAGCC